AACTGAAGAGGAAAAGAAAGCCGAAACTGCGAAAGAGGAGAAGCACGATCGTGAGCTTCTTGCTAAGAAGGCACACGTGAAGGTTGAGGAAATCCAACCAACTCCCGAAGAGGAGTTCAACGGAAAGGTGAATAAGTTGGTCAAAGACATCTTCGCTGCGGTGAACCATGCTGATTACGACCAAATCAAAGTGATCCAAAGCGTAGTCAATGACGCTTTCGCGGCAGCGTATAAGGTTAACTACGAAACCGACCTTCTCGCCAACTACGACCCCTTTATTCCAAAACCCGCGTAATGCCTTCCGATCTTGATGAGTTACAGTCGATGGGTATCGACACGAGTAGTCGACGGTTTGGAAAACCACCGCCGAGTCCTACTCCTGTCCCATCACCAACTCCAACGGTCAAAAGCAATCTACTTCGCCAAGTACAAATGTTGATGGCGGGACGGCAGTCTAATCCCATAGTCAATCCACTCGCACCTACTGTCGTTCCGCCCAACACATCAACCTACAAACCAATATGGCCTCAAGTATAAAATTCAAACCTCCTCAAGGACTACCCGCCAACACAGGTGGTTTTCCACCAATTTTAAAGAACAAAGCAGGACAACCACTCGGCGGTGCCGAACCAGCACTACCACAGATTCGTTCTGCATTAAAACCAAAATCCAGCCGAAAAGTTCCAGGCAAAGCCTTTGGTTTTCTGAAAGGATAACATGGAAAAAGACACAGCAGCACAAGAAGCAGACGAAATGATGCAACCCCGTTCTGACGAGGACAACCCTACACAAGACCTTGGTGACGATCAAGTCTGGCCTGATGCCGGTCCAGTCGCTCCCAACGCGTCAGGTTCTCCCAACGAGTAATGTTCGGAAAAGAGAACAAAACATGCCCGCGCGCCCGCCAGTCAGAAGAAGATTCACCGGTGTTATAAGTGGAACTGTACGTTCTGCTAGGCATCCTGTGGTATTTTTCTGTAAAAAATGTGGTGGGCAGATGGATCGCAATAATGTGTGTCCGAATTGTGAAAACATAAGGAAGTCCGATGCCAGCGTCAGCTGATACATTTAAAGAAAAACTCATTCTTAAGAAAGGTGAGTCTGCCTCGGACGAACACAAGGCATTACTGAAGTATGTCGGCAAAAGGGCGAAAAAGTCCCGTGAGGACATGTCGAAGAACTTTACTCAATGGGATAAGTATGATGCAGTATTTCGGTCAGAGCGAATGCCGGATAAGGCGGACGATTCAGCTACGGCTAAAGGACAGCCAAAGAAGTTGATCGTGCCGCTCACGTTTGCACAGGTTATGACGTTTGTTTCGTTCTGCGTTATGAACTTAATGCAGAATCGTCGGTTCTTCGAGCTTGAACCGACAGGCACGGAAGACAATCCGTTGCAAGAACCGTTGGAGTTGATTCTAGAACGCGATCTTCGTAAGAACACGTGGACCAGTTTTCTTGTTCAGTTTTTCTTGGATATTGGACGTTTCAGTTTGGCCGCAGCTGAGGTTTGTTACAAAGAGGACTATCGTTACATGCGTGTTCCTCAAGAGGAGACAGAAGCAGGGGCGTTCGGTGTGGAAACGAAGAAGCAGACTTACGACTTCCAAAAAATACCTGTATTCATAGGAAATAAGGTCTATCCAGTCTCGCCATATCGTTTCCTGCCGGACACCTCGATGTCGTTGACGAGATATCAAGAAGGTGAGTTTTGTGGGTCTGAGGACGAGTGGCAGATCAGTGCGCTGCGTGCGGACGAGAATTTGTTTAATCTTGATGTCATTCCCAAGATGAGTATGGAGGATTATCAAGCCCGCCGTAAGGTGTCTCGTGTTGACTTTGGGCCGGAGGTTCGAGACAATCCGAATTTGAGTAGTAGTGACGACACTAGCGCAGCTGGAGCGTATGTCAAATCTGGACCAGTAGTCATAACCAAGATGGTTATCGACATTATTCCTAATGATTTTAAGGTCCAGAATGAGGAAGGTAAGTTAGGAAAAGAGAAGTTTCCAGTTCGTTATATCGTTTGGATTGCGAACGATAAGGTAATTATTCGGTTTGAGGAAGCCTATTACCTACACTGCCAATTCCCTTACATCTTCGCTCAGTTCATACCTGACCAACATCGCACGGTTAATGAAGGTCTCGCTAGCGTGTGCGATCAAATGACCAACCTAATTACGTGGTTGATCAATGCACATGTTACGTCGCAACGCAATAGCGTGCAAAGCAAATGGGCAATCGACCCGTCAGGTATTGATATAAAGAACCTCGAAAGCGAAAGTCCATACATTTTCTTAAAGAAAAATGCGTCGCAGACTGGGGTGGAACGCTATATCAAGCAGTTTACCACCACGGATACCACGGCTAATGTGTTTCAGGACGTTGGCTCTTTAAAAGAGTTGCTTGAAATTGTAACGGGGTTGTCCAGCCAAATGCAGGGACAATATTCGCAAGGACGTCGATCTGCTACGCAGGACAGAGTTGTAGCCCAGGGTGCTTCCGCTCGCGGTAAGACCAATCTCTCCACTATTTGGGACTCCGCCTTCGAGCCGCTTGGTAAACAACTCATCGCTAACAACCGGCAGGAAATGGATAAAACTACGTTCATGCGTATCATCGGCACCGGTCGGCAGTGGCCAGTCAAGCCAGGAACCACTCCTCAGATTGATCCCATGACTGGTGCAGCCATTTCTGAGCGTTACACTGACGATGAGATTTACGAAATGTTTAAGGCTGACCCAATCACCATCGCCACGTCTGAGGACTTCTTCGTATTTGACGGAACAATCCCGTCAGAGAAGGCTTTCCTTGCACAATCGTTGCAGGAGATTCTTATCACTATTCTTTCCAATCCGGAGGTTTCTTCGATCTTGGGTTACGGCCCAGAACAGGTCAAGGAACTCTTCAATCAAGTATACCTTTTGCGGGGTGTTACGCCAGCGCGACTGCCCGCACCGTCCCCTCAACCGGCCTTGCCGCCGGAAGGAGGACAACAAACCGGTAAAGAGGCACCGCCTGCTCCACGAGAGTTGATTTCGGTCAAACTGCCAGATTTGGCGGGTAAGGAACGAGACCAAGCTTTGGCTATGTTTGGCATAAAAGCCGACTCCACGGCCGCTCTTGCACAGCACAAGCGGGAAAACCCGCCTCCTAAACCGTCAACTCCGAAATCTAATGGACAAAGAGGCTGAACGTAAGCAACAGTTAACGGCGGAAGAAGTTGCGATACAAACGTATCTCGACCATCCGATCACTCAAAAGATTTTTGCTGACAACGCCGAACAGCAGGAGAGTCTCATTGACTTGATTCTAAATAGACCAGTAATCAATGTTGAGACCTTTCTTGCGCGTGAACAGGCATTGGGGCATCTTCGTGGACTGCGTCGCGCTAAGTCTATTATCCTAGACGATTTAGACGAGATCAAAGAAGAAATCAAAAACATATGAGTGAAGAAGCAGCAGAACAGTTGACAGAAGATGAACTGGACGAAGACCTTTTAAAGGGTGGTGAAGAGGAGAGTGAACCAAGTAAGGAAAAGGGTGGTGAAGACGAAGATGCGGCTAAACCCGCGCCCACCGACGAGTTGAAAACAGCTCTGACCGAACTTGCTACGCATGTTCAAAAAGTTACCGCTCCGCGCGAGGAGAAGAAGGAGCTGACAGACGACGAGAAAGAGGAACTTTGGGGAGTTTGGAACCCGACAAAAACTGATCCTGAGTATTTTCGTAAGTTTCTTCGGTTAGCTACAGACATGGCACCGGAGGAAGTGGACAAGGCAGTGAAGGATTTTCTCCCCTTGTTTAAGGACATGCAAAAGGGACTGGTTCGTCAAGCCGTTGTAGGTGCGAGAAATCTCTACACAATGGATATTGACAAACTCCGTGAAGAAATCAAGCCGATACAGGAGTATGTCTCCACCCAACGTGCAGAGGCGACGAGAGGTCGGTTCTTTAGTGAGTATGAAGCACTCAAAGACCCAAAGTACAAAAATCTCGTCGATGCCACGGCAAGAATTTTACAAGACAAAGAATTTAATAGTGAAGAAGACTACTTTAAGGCACTTGCTGAAGGTGCCGCCGATGCAATCAAAGGGTTAATCCCTGAGTTTGACCTCGGTGCCGGTAAGAAGAAAACCACTACGACATCACCAAAACTCCCCCGCACTAGCGCAGGGAGTGGAGGTGGAGCAGGAAGGTCGGCTTCGTCAAAGGAACCTTCACAGACGCAGGATGCTGCGAGTGAAGTTCTCGACGATTAGCGACTTCAGATTCCGACTCTAGTAGAAAAGAAGGAGTTAACATATGGCCTTTGGCCTAGTATCAACAGGAACAACGAGCTCGTACGCGTCGCTTAACTCCCGCCGGAAAATCTTTTACCAGTATCCGACGGGTGCAATGCCGCTGATGGGTTTGTTGTCCATGCTACCTTCCGAGGAGACCGATAAGGTCAATTTCGGTTGGTGGGAGCGCAGATTCCCAGTTCAACGAACTGCAACCGTTGCATCCGGCACCGCACCATTTCTTAATGGTGATGGCACTCCGTTTGCTGACGCGAGTAACTTCGTGGCGAACACGGAATATCGGGTTAATGTAGTTTCTACTGACCCGTTCAAGCCTACACATGTCATCGAACTTCGTAACATTGCTCTGGCTCACGCTGGAACTCCTGCTACGACAAGTATCCGTGGCACAGTGGTGGAAATCAACTCGACAACGCAGTTGACTTTCCGTCCATACTCGGCTGTGACTTCGGTAGACAACCGGACCACAGATAACAACGGTAAGACAATCGCAATCATCGGCACGGCTAATGCGGAAGGTGGACGGTCAGGCACTGGAGTGATTCAGTTCCCAATCAACCCGACCAATCTGACGCAAATCTTCCGAACTGCATTCAATATCACGCGAACAGCGTTGAAAACTGGGTTGCAGTTTGATAAGAGCGGCCCGTACAAAATGCAGGCTAAGGAAAACGGTCTGCGCCACATGATAGAAATGGAGAAGGCGTTTCTGTTTGGGGAACAACACACGGTTCTCGTGACTGATCCCGATACAGGTGACGTGACTCCTGAGACCAAGACTGGTGGGGTGATCGACTTCCTGCGTAAGTGGGAAGCTGCGAACTCTATCTATCGTGGCGGTTCGGGTGCGCCGGCAGTAACGCTGAACACAGATGATAACAAACGTATCATCGACCTCGGCGGCACGATGACGAAAGGCCAATACAACACCTATGTTTCCCGCGCGTTTCGGAAAACCTCCGATAAGGCGTATGAGAAGCTGGTGCTTTGTGGTGGCACGTTCCTTGAGGTTGTCAACAGCCTTTTTGAGCGGGACATCGTCCGGACGACTCTGTTCACGGAGAAGTCGCGTAACGCAGAGTTCATTGTTCACAGTCACACCACCTTGCGTGGCACGGTGCACTACAAAGTGCATCCTTTGTTCGATGAAGATCCTGACCTACAGGGTAATGCCCTGTTCCTTGACATGGGCAATCTCATGTATCGTCCGTTGACAGACTCCGACACGGTCTTTCTGAAAGGCCGACAGGAGACTGATCGAGATGGACGCAAGGATGAGTGGATCACCGAAGCTGGCTTGGAGTGCCGCTTCCCTGAGTCGCACGAATACTTGATGAACGTATTGGCAGCGGCGTAATTCGGTAACCGAAAGGAGAACTGAGTTATGGCGTTGATCGCAAAACCAACAATAGAGGACATTTGGTCCGAAGGTAACACGAACGGAAGGAAATTTAAGTGTGTTCAAGCTTTATGTGTGCTGTCCGCAGCGGGCGCCACATCTGGGGACATACCGGCTTCTCATTTCGGGTTAACGAAGATTAATCAGGTGACTTCGGCACGAGCATCGGATGACAATTCTGTATTATTACTTCCGTCTTTTGACGGAACGCAGATTTACAGTTATGTCGCTGTCGCTCCGTCGGCACCTGCTAACCTATCGAAAACCATTCGTGTTATTGTTAGAGGGACCTAACGAAACTTAGTAACAAGAAAAGGGAAACATACGTATGAGTACACCAAACCTAAGAACATGGCAGCCTACAGCATCTGATGCGAAAAACGTGGCCGACACTAAACAGTTGGCGACGGAAGCAAAGGAAACGCCGGATACGGTTTCTGCCGACAACGAGAACGTGGAATACGTGTCTAATCATCCGTCGTTCGGTAAGGACGGCGCGACAGGACGCGAAGGCTAAGTTCACACTTCCGTGTGGGAAACTGCACGGAAGTAGAATATGGCTTACGTACAATCATTAAATACAATACGAGCTGTAGCCGCAGCTACGTTTGGTATTCCTATTTCTAAGTTTACGTCTCAAGGAATTGATTTGTTTCTTGATGCGGCAAATGGAGTCAGGAAAAATGCAGAGCTACTGCACGATTTTGAAGACTCACGTTTTACAAGAAACCTAGACATAGCAGGAAACGCTGGTGGTGACTTCAGCGGAGTGGATTTGAGTACTTCGTTTAATGGTGTCATTCCGAATAGCTACTGCAAACACATTAAAACTATTGTTGCTGTGCGCCGACAACGGCCTAATGGAGTTTATATCCCATTGGATTTCACACGAGCTGACATTCCCATCGAACGAGAAAGAACTGAGTTAGAGTTCTCTGACAACATGTGGCCAGAGAATCGCTATCCGTCGGACGCAGATTTGCTTGCACGTGGTACATCTAGCTCAATTATTCAACGA